CCGAGAGAACTTAGGTGAATTAAACTACATTTTGAGTGATTTCTTTTAAATATTTTTCATTTTGATTTATTTCGTGACAATGCCGTTGATGTTGTGTGTTATATATTATTTTGGCAATGATTCGTCTATCATTTCCTTACTTTTATGCCTATTATTCAACACATTTCTATTTGACGTTTATATTTTAGGATATAATTCTAAAGGTGATATGATTTTATATAATGGTGATAAGGAAATAAAAATCGAAGTAAAGGATGAAAGCTACTCTTATGAAGCTATCATGGGAGAAGATACACTCACTTTGTATTTTTCTCATCCGGGATACTTGGAAATACCGGTTGGCTCTTGGTGTGACTTCTACGGAAAGCGTTATTCTTTGAAGAAGGATAGCAATTTCAAGAAAAACGGTGAACGTAACTTCGAATATACATTGATTCTGGAAACTGGGAAGGCTGATACGATGTTGTGGAAAGTACGCCATACCGTTGACAGAAGTATTAAGTTCTCATATACAGCTAAGGCACACGAACATCTACGTCTACTTGTTGAGAACCTGAACCGTCGGAGTACCGGGTGGAAAGTCGGTGATTGTATCGAGGGAACGGAGAAAGTAATCAACTACAATCACACCTATATACTTGACGCTCTCAATCAACTTGCAGAACTATATGAAACAGAATGGCAGATCACTGAAGAAACTGTGAATGGAAAGCAAATTAAGACTATCCATCTGCGTAAAGTTGAGTATAACAAGGAGAACCCTTTGAAACTGTCGTATGGTAAAGGCCACGGCTTCAAGGTCGGTGTTGGTAGGACTTCTGGGGATATACCACCCGAAATAATTTTGGTAGAAACTACAGATCGCAATATTGATTATTCTACATACGGATCTAAATACCTGTTACTTCCAAAGAATAAGACTCTTGTTTACGAAGGGAGAACGTATAAGACAGATGCGGATGGAACTTGTGTCATGCGTGCTGATAAAGAACTTACAACAGCAAAGGAAGATAGTCTGGACTGTACAGCTATTTATCCTTCCCGTGTTGGTACTGTTAGTTCTGTTATTGAAGTGAACAAGGAGAATAACTTCTTTGACTTTGTAGATAAAGACATTCCTGAAGAGTTGAATTTCGAAGATTGTCTCATAGCAGGAGAAACAATGACGGTTATTTTCCAGACTGGTATGCTTACAGGCAAGGAGTTCGAAGTAAAGTATATCCATGAAGCGAAAGACAAGAAAGAGGCACGTCGATTTGAAATTGTTCCGCAGGAAATTGATGGTATTACTATGCCGGAGCCGGAAGTCTGGCGACCGAAGGTTGGTGATACATACGCAGTGTTCGGAATGCAATTGCCGAAGGCTTATATCTGTAACGATAGCACACAAACGGGTGCGAGCTGGGAAGCTTTCAAGGAAGCTGCTAAATACCTCTATGAACATGAAGATAAAGCATTCATATTTACCGGAACATTGGACGGCATCTGGGCGAAAAAACGCTGGTTACAGATAGGTGGAAAGATCGTGCTGGGTGGATATGTGAACTTCTCCGATACACAGTTTCATCCGGAAGGTTCTCTTATTCGCATGATCGGAATCAAACGTTTTGTGAATAATCCGTATTCTCCCGAAATTGAACTTTCTAACGAACCGGTAGGCACATCTGTTTCAAGTGATCTGAATAAGATTGAGACAAACGAGGTGACGGTTATTGAGAAGCATAAAGATGCACTTCAATTTACTAAGAGACGGTTCCGGGACGCAAAGGAAACGATGTCGATGCTGGAAGATGCATTGTTGAATTTCTCTGGATCTGTCAATCCGATAACTGTTTCAACCATGCAACTGCTTGTAGGTGATGAAAGTTTGCAGTTCCGGTTTGTGAACTCAAAAACAAATCCGGCACAAGTATCTCATAATATTACTTATAATGCCAGCACAAGAATACTGAATGCTCCGGCAGGAATCATCCAGCATTTGACACTCGGTATTAGTACTCTTTCTTCTTCTCACAAGGCAGATGAATATAAATACTGGGATTTGGTTGAATACAATTCTCCGGCACTCACTGATCTTGAAAAGAAATATTATCTATATGCTGTATGCAGCAAAGAGAATCAAACTGGTACGTTTCTTCTAAGCGAAACGGCTATTAAGATGGAGGGCATAGCAGGATATTATCACTTCCTAGTCGGTGTCCTCAACAGCGAGTATGAAGGTGATCGCAGTTTTGTTGAGCTGTACGGATTTACGGAGATTCTGCCGGGACGGATAACTACTGAACAGATAATTTCCCCGGATGGGGAGACGTATTTCAATTTGGCAAAAGGGGAAATAGGCGGAAATATTCAAATTAAAACCGGATCGTCTGGATTGGAAAATCTGTCTGAATGGGAAGCAGCTCACAAAGAAATTGAAGATGCTGGTAAAGCAGCAGAACAGGCCAATAATGCAGTAGAAGGGCTTCATGGTTATGTAGATGGAGTATTTGCCGATGGTATTATTACAGAAGCCGAAGCAAAAGCTATTGAAAAGTATATCAATACGATTAATAATGCTAAAGCTACGGTTGAAGCCACTTATAACAAGCTATACACGAATGTTTATTTATCCGGTTCCGCCAAAACGGGTTTATTGAATGCGAAAGTTACCCTTATGGGGTGTATTTCAGACCTGATAAATGCAATTAATACAGCTATTGACGATGGACTCACAACACCAGAAGAGAAGCAAAACGTTGATGCACATTTCGCCTATTTCAATAGTGCCTATGCTGATTTCAACACAGCCGTAGAATCTGCAAATAGAGCTATTCAGGATAAGCTAAAGGAGTTCTCGGATACCGCTATGAAAGAAGCATTGCAAGCCTTACAAGACGCAGAAGATGCCGGCAAAGCAGCGGAACAGGCAAACAGCGCAGTTAGTGGTTTGCACGACTATGTGGACGGAGCATTTGCTGACGGCATTATCACGGAAGCAGAGGCTTTAGCCATTGAGAAGTATCTAAATACAGTCAAAAATACAAGGGCAGCCGTCGAAGCTACCTATAACAAACTGTACGCAAATTCATACCTGGAAGGTGAAGCGAAAACAGGTTTGCTGAATACCAAAATATCCCTATTTGGTGCTATTGACAATCTTATTGCTGCAATTAATGTAGCTATCAATGACGGGCAGACAACCGTTGAGGAGAAGAGGAATGTAGATGATAAGTTTGCCCTGTTTAATTCTGCCTTAGCTAGTTTCAATACAGCGGTTGAAGTTGCGAATAAAGCTATTCAGGATAAATTGAAAGACTATTCAGATCAGTGCTTCGCTGAATTGAAAGTACTCAATACTCAAATCTCCGCACAGGTGACGCGGGTCGATAGCTTAACGCAGAGGATAGATACTGCCGGATGGATTACCACGGCCGATGGAAATAAAATTTATGCTTCTAAAGAGCTAGAAAGTGGCAATACGCTTATATCTTATATCAACCAGGCAGCAGGTGAAACGACTATTCACTCTTCAAAGATTAACCTAGAAGGTGCTGTTACAATCACCGCATTGCATAGTGACCTGCAGGGAGTGATTAACTCCAAGATCGACAGAGACGGATTAGGTCAGTTGGCATTTGAAGATGCGGTTGAATATGCGAAGTTAGGCACTACCATTGTGGTAGGCGGTTACCTAAATACTGACCTGATAAAGGTTAGGCATATTGAGGCTGTTTCCGGTTTTATTGGAGGATTTACAATTGAAGGTGGTCGTCTTGTATGGACACGTTCTGATTATTTCGGAGGGACATCAAGAAGTTTAAAGCTTGGTTCAGGAACTGCAAAGGAAGGCGTTGTTAATGTGACTTTTAATGCTGCAACTGATGGTAAATTTGGAGTTTGTGCAGTAGGAGCAACAGCTGGAGGAAGTGCGGCCATCTATGGTTCTTCTAAATCAAATCCTACATATCCGAACAATTACATTTATGCAGGTTTCTTTGATGGTAATGTGAATGTATTGGGTGATGTTTCTGCGAATGGATTTTACCCTCGTGATGGGAATGGAAATACTATGGACGTAGTATCAGATATATGGGTATATGGTTTAAAAGACAGCAATACTTTTGGATATAGAGCACATATCGTGAAGGGGATTATTGTAGAATTAAAAAATACATAAAGTTGCAATGAAAGTAAATTTAAACAGAAACTTGCTTGACTTTAGAGGTCGGGAGTTTATTGAATTAGTGAATGGGAAAGAAAGTAAGAAATCTGTCCGTGATTTGGTTGCAGAGGCATTATTTGCAGCTGGTTCTAATCCACAGAAGAATATGGAAACTTCCAAGAAGTTACGAGCATACAAAATGCTACAACAGATTATTAGCAACCGTGGAGTACTTAATATTGAGACAGAAGATGCTGCTCTTTTAAAAGAGATTTGTGGAGAATATCTCACTGCAGGTACATACGGACAAATTTATGATTTAATAGAAGGAGGAAACAAAGAATGAACATCACAGCAACTAACAGTACCGCTACAACTAAGGTTACGGAAGCTATCAGGGTTAAATACAGAATGTCAACCCGTGGCACCGAGGCAGTCAAAGATATTACTGCCGAAATCATTAAGGATGAAACGACTGTCGGATTCTTCAATGCATCGCGAAATGGAGTAACCGGCTTCTCGCTACATGAGGATCATGGGCTAACCTCTGGCGAAGTGAAACAAGTATTTCAGACTGCTATTGATGATTGTAGCGAGATATTGAAATGAAGTATTAATATTTTAGATATATGATTATGGATTATTTCAAAAACTTACTTATTGGATTGATTACTGGCATAGCTGCTTATCTTAATCCTATCTCTGGGGAGATCAAAAGTCTTATTGCTGTATTTGCCCTAAATTTCATCTGTGGACTACTTACTGCACTCCTTATCAATCATGAGAGTTTTTCTTTTAAAAAGGCTTGGAGGTGCATTGTAGAAGCAACCATTTTCTTTGTCTTGGTCAGCTGTATCTACTTTATTGGTGAACACAAAGGAAATCCGGAAGGTGCGCTACAATGTGTTTCATTTATTACGTATAGCGTTTTCTATTTCTACGGGGTAAATATTCTAAGGAATATCAAAGAAATTCTACCCAACTCTAGTAATGGCTATAAGGTAGTAGCTTTCTTGCACTATGTATTAAGTGTTGAGTTTATAAAGAACATCCCCTATTTAACGAACTACTTACAAAAAGGAGACGCAAAATGAAAACTATTGATGCAATTATCATCCATTGTTCGGCCACGCGTGCCGGACAGGATTTACGAGCCAAAGATATTGACCGGATGCACCGGGCTCGGGGATTCAATCAAATCGGTTATAACTTCATTGTTGACCTTGACGGAATGGTTGAGAATGGACGACCGTTAAGCATTGACGGAGCGCATTGTAATACCAAAGGATTTTCAAAGTCTTCGTATAATAAGCATAGTGTTGGCATCTGTTATATCGGAGGTTTGGATGCATCTGGAAAACCTGCAGATACACGTACTACAGCTCAAAGGACAGCACTACGCGAATTGGTCGCGAAGCTCTGTAAGGAATATCCTATAATTGAAGTACTCGGACACCGTGATACTTCGCCGGATCTGGACGGCAGTGGTGAAGTAGAGCCGGCAGAATATATCAAGGCTTGTCCCTGCTTCGATGTCAGGAGTGAATTTTCTAATTTTCTTCGTAATACAGTGATCCGACCATGAAAACGCTAATCTATATAACCATATTCCTGATGTCGGGAATATGGTTGTCATCTTGCAAAACTTCTCGTAACATCGATATACAAAAGCAGATTGACTATTCAGGGGATTTCTTGTATCTGCAAAACTTAATAGAATCACTATGGTTGGATGTGAATAAGCAAACGAAGGTTACTACCGACAAGTTGAGTGATCTAAAGATTGAGAATAAAACAGTTTACTTATCGCTTCCGGATTCAACCGGGAAACAGTACCCGGTCAAAGAAAGTACTACTACTGCATCCAAGCAGGATCAGGAACGTACAGAAGTTGATGAAACATTATCCATTACTTTGCAGCAATTCTCGAATCGACTTGATACTATTAGTAATAAGGTTAATGTTTTGCTGAATCAAAAAGAAACTGTCGTAGAACTATCATGGTGGGATTTACATAAGGATAAAGCGTATATAGGGATAATAGGTTTGTTTATTGTTGGTTGGATGGTATATAGGTCTAAAATAAAATAGCACTTGATTAGAGATCTTTGTGAATCACAAGCTTTTTGATTTCTTGCTACACATTTGTGACAGTAATGCATCAATATTAACGATGATTGCGATGTTTTTATGTTAAAAATGTATTAACACTACGTCAGTAACAAGGTGAATATATTATTCATTTATAGGGATAAATAAAGTCTGTACTTATTTGAATAACAGGATTATACGTCGTTTTTAACTCATCAATCAATCAATCAATCATCCATGCGTATAAGTTTTGTACAAAATATCCTTGAAAAATCAAATTTGTTTCTTAAAAATTAAATGTTTAGCTTTGTCGCAACAAAAGTAGCGATAAAGCTAATTCGATAAATCTGTTTAAAACAAAGTTTCAGTAGAAGTTGTTATTAATTAATGAGTCTCATTAAGTATAAGTCAGAAGAGAACTTAGAAGCCGCAAAACTTCTTAATGATAATAAGAAGTTTACTTCTAGCGTACATTGCTCTTATTATGCTGTATTGCAAATAATGAAATATGCACTTAACGAAAAGTGCCATATTAGTTATGAAAAGCAAAATGAGCCAAAGGATAAAGACAGTCATATATATATTCGAGATGAGATATTATATCAATTAAGGAGTATCCAAACTAAAGAATCAATTAAAAGATCATTTGATGCAGCCAAGGCCCTTAGAAGGAAAGCTGATTACTTAGAAGATGAAATTGAGGATGTTGATAGTCTTGGGATGTATGAACAGGCTGATGCGCTAATAAAAAAAATAAAAAAGGAGTTTGTTTTATGAATGAAAAAGAATACATTGCTGCATGGCTCAATGAAATGATAGCCAAGTTTGATTGGATTACTTTTCGTTATGAATATTCTCATAAATTACTTGCATATTGTATTGAAGTTCTCCCAGCAAATTCTATAGAACGAAGTGAAGAATATGCTAATGAAGAGTATAACTTTTCTTGTGATTTTGAGCAAAAGTTTAATGAGTCTGTAATATTCTCAAATGGAACAGAATTTTATAGATGCTCAGAAAATGCAGTTGTTATTGGGCAAGTTAGACAAAAAAATATTGAATGGATTAAAGATGACAGCTTTATTCTTGACTTAGAGGATTATATTCTTGATTTTAAGGATGATAATTTTAAGAAAATAGAATCTGGTATCTTTGCAACTTGTAAGAAGTGGGATAATTACAATTTTGATTTGGCCGCTTAAATAATAAGAAAATGGAAAGAAAAGCGATTGTGTCTAAGTTTAGACTTAAAAATTATGTAATTGATAAATCCATATTTGATTATAATGGAGAGGAAGTCAGTTCAGAGCGAAATATTGGTTTTGATGTTAAAGGGCTTATTAAAAAAGACAATCTGTTTGAATTGACATTGATTACAAAGATTGTAGACGAAAATAAAGCATTAAAGATTTTTGTGCAAGTAGTTGCCACGTATGAATTTTCTTCAGATATTACTCAGAAAACGTTAAGTGATATGTTTTATAAAAATGCTCCAGCAATAATATTTCCTTATGTTAGAGCATATGTTTCTTCATTAACAGTATTATCAGGGATTGATGCTGTCAATATTCCAACAATGAATTTAACTTCAATTGCTGAGGATCTAAAGGAAAATACGAAGAAAGAGGAATGATGAGTATTTTGTATTATAGGATATTTAGCCTCGCGTCTTACTGATTCGGTATAATTATTATATTTGTGTACAGACGTGAATGTCTGTTGTATCATCCCTTTACGGAAAAGTTGCTAATTTTCGAAAGCGAGAGACAATACGCTATTTACTCCAAAAGGAATGAGCCTCGACTAAGTGTAGTCGGGGCTTTTTAATTATTATTTGTCGTATATAAAATAATCATATATATTTGTCCAAATAAGTAAGCATCCGATAAAGTACCCGT